TTAGAGAAAAGACGTTCAAACTTATTAACTTCTTCGCCAGAAGCCAACCATTTACCTTTTAGAAAACAATTAAAGATAGTTTCAATCTCTCTATTGTCCCAGTATGGACCAGAATAATAGACAGGAGATTCTCCAGGAATAAACTTCCTGCGATTTGCCATATATGGGTAGAGTCCTTCCTCACCAGAAATAGACTCTAAAAAATCTTGTACTTGCTTCATCAGTCTCCTACAATAGAACGAATGTGATCGGCAACATCTTTACTAATTATACCATACAACCAATGATATTGGTCACCATATTCCTTAATAGTTTCCATAGTTCCCACACCAGCAGCATGAAGGACACTGGTTCTCAAAGGTTCTTTAGTCAGAGGATGATCAATATAGACTTCTCCATCCTTCATATAGAGTTCTTTCCAACTCTCACAATGATCAGTCTGTCCCCACTGGTTATAAATGCCATAGGTAACACCACTGCCGTCTCTATCTACAATCTCACTGGTGTATTTTTCCTTAGCATGGAAAATGTGATTCCAAGTATCTTGTTCGTTACGAATCATGGGCCATGGTTGGTAAGTAAAGGTCCGACCATCACTCTGTTCAGCAACAAACTTATTAAAGTCTCTCCACTCATACCAGAAAGACTTGTCGTTTGATGCAACAAAACCTGCATTCAAAAACTCATTGACACCGATTGTTCCGTTGTCTCCATAGGGAGCATAGAAAGGACTCACACAAGGACTAGCAGCACCTGCCTTACCATATGGATTGTTGTTGCGAACACCAATCAATTCTGCTTCAGAGTTGATCACGCGATCAAGGCTGCCGATACAGAAAGAGTCAGCATCCATATGAATGACCATATCATAATCTTCCACAAAGGGAAGACAAGACATAACCATCATCCAATCAGGATACCTAATAGTCTCAGCAAGCATCCAAGGATTTTCTTTCTTGATTTCTTCAGTCTGAGATGTATCTACAATATGAAAATCAATCTCTGGATGAAAATGATTTACAAGTTTTTTTAGTTTATCTGGGCGAAGATGTACCGCATAGTCATCAGTACACCAAGTTGATACTGCAATCTTTTTCATTTCTTAAATGGATAATCAATAATAAACCAACGATTGCCATTAGCGGCACAGTTTGTTTGTGTGATGTTATTCATACGAATATCATGATAGAAGAGATTTGGTTTAATTCTCTTCGCCACACTATCTACAAGGCAGAAGAAACTACTATTAACACAATGGATTTCTTTTGCATTTTCAATCAGTTTCATATAGGCCAACATATTAGTTGTCTGCCCCAATCCAATCTCAATGATCTTAGTGTCAGGAATAGCACCAATCTGATTGCGTCTCCAACTCCAGAGGTCGATAGGATAATCTCCCTCTGCACTAGAGTTTTTGTGTACAATAATATACTCATCTTCACCCTGAGTCAAGTTTTCATAGACTTCATCAGATCCTGGAATATCTTTAGGAAGGATGAACTTATCATAGCGTTCTTTGAATAATATATTTGCTTCTTCATAGAACTGCCTATCAAAGTTAACAGCAAAGAATTCTGGAGGAGTATTTTCTCTCTTTAGTTGACGATAGACAACCTTCTCAAATCCAATACGGGCAACAGGCCACCCTTTATCTTGTGCCCAAGGAAACATCTCTCGCTCAAGAGTTGCCCAGTCATCATTAAATGGCTCGATAATAATATTATCAAAGTCTTGATAGAGACACTCAATCGTCTCTTGATACTTGCGATGGATAGGAATATGAAGTCTATCGCAAAGTTGTTCTGCATAAGTATGGACAATACCATTGCAGATAAAATTATCACCAAGTGATGTGTGATGATGAAATACTAAGTCAGGTACTTTATTCATAAGATTATCAATGATGCTTGTTCATGCGATGTTCGGGAAATCCACTTATATTTTATATTAGTTCTTTCTACAAATTCTGTCCATGCTTTCATTTCACTATCAAGATAAACTGGATTGTTCCAAATTTCATCAAAAGATATAACTGTTCCTGAAACAATTCTGGATTCTAATTGATCCAAAACATACTTGGTTGAAGAATACAAGTCACAATCAATATGAATATATGCAGCTGGATGAGGATATTCTTCTAAAAATAATTCTAGAGTATCTTGAAATAATCCAACGATTAATTCAACGTTACTATTAACTTCTGGAAGTTTTCCATCTTGAGAGAACACGCCTTTTGCTTGCCAACCATCACCCCAGTCTTCTGGAAGGCCTGTAAAGGTGTCGAATCCAAATACTTCACCCACTGCTTTCTCTGAGATGATATTGATAGTTCTACCAGTAGCAACTCCAAACTCTAACCAAAGTCCACCAATAGATACATTATCAATAGTCTTATAGAAGTATTCTTTAGTATTCCAATTGTATGGACTTAGTGCTTTAATTTCATTTACATCATTCAAGATCTATTGTCCCCACTTCATTGAATTGATAAACGCCATCTAGACTACCACGATACAAGTTTGCAAAGAATGCAACATTGCCAGTATGATTAACCATGTATCGACAATCAGATACACATCGCAGAGCAGCGTCAAACCACTGCGACCATTCAATACTATCTGCACCATTCTTCTCCATCAGATTCCAAATCACACTGTTGGATGTAGTGCTTGGAGTTTCTTCAAAGAAGACTACCTTATCACCCAGTGCCTCAACAAACATTTGAATGACTTGAGTTTGATCTGTTTGAAGAAGAACCTTGAAATCTGGATTCTCTTTAAGTAACTTCTGAGTTACAATCAAATAGTCTTGGGGGTGTGCAAGAACAAGTTCTGTTGATTTATCAGTTCCACGATAAAGAACGGAGATCATCTTATCCGGATCAAGCAAATACTTATTAGTTAAGATATCAATCTTATTCGATACATTTTTACTAGGGCCAAAAAATCTATCAGTGATCTGATTGTAGATGTGAAAATCGTAAAGGTTTGGTTCAAACTTATTAGAATCTGGAAGTTCTACACCTGCATACAATTCCAAATCTACCTTAGGATTGATCTCATGGAAGTCAGGATAGATATCTTGCTCTGGATCTTTCTTGAAATGACGAAACCCCAGAGAGTAATCAATCCTCTCTGGGATAATACCATGACTTAAAAGAGTAAGAAGTGAATTGAAGACTTGGAATTCATTAGAATAGAATCCACAGTTCCAAAGACAATACAATTCATCTACCTCTGGATGTGCCAAAAGGTCACATCCAGCATATCTCCCTGTGGTGCCACTAGCAACCACATACTTACAATTATGAAGTCTCATTATGCACCAACAACATAATTACGAACTTTTTCTTCTTCAGTTGAAACAGGGAAGCAGATCAGATAGCCTTCTTGCAGATAAGACTCAACGATAATGTGAGTGTCATCAAGCAGTTCATAGACAAAATCCAGGTTTGCTCCACCGTGCAGGGTCTTGTTCTCAAAGTTTCCGTTCTCGTAAGGACCATCCTTGTAGATACGGATATCATCGATAACAATGATGTCCTTGCTTACGTCGCGCTTCTGACACAAGATACGTAGTTCTCCTTCCAGAGGGATCTTGATAAAGTCAGGATCATCACGAATAACCTCACGATGAAACTCATCACGATAAGAGTCAGGAAAGTGTGCGTCAAGGAAAAATAAAGCAGGGTTCTCATCTAGTTCTTTGATAACTTTAGGAAGTTCATCGTGACTATTACCCAAGTGCATCACTACATGATCGTTATCTTTAAAGTATTCTACTGCCTCGTCATGAATACGATCAAGGATCTCAATCGAATGCATCGTCAGATCAGGTTTCTGTAGTTGAGATACTTGAAGTAAAGAATTTTGGCCGTATGAATCTAAAATACCACCGGTTCCTGTTTCGACATAGTGTTGAATACCAAAGTCCTCAAAAGTTGGACGAAGGTTAATTGCATTTTGAAGTTTTGCCATCAGAGGTTTCCTTTCGTATTTTCAATTTGTTCTTTGATCCAATTATAAGTGATTCGGATCCCTTCTTCAAGTGTTTGCGAATAGTCCCATCCAAGTTTTTCGCGGATTAAATCGTTGTTAGAGTTCCTACCACGCACACCCAGAGGACCATCAATATGAATCTTAGTAACTTCTTTCTCTGCAACTCTAGCAGCAGTATCTACCAGTTGATTAATAGTCACCATCTCTTCAGAACCAATATTGACTGGTCCCATAAAGTCTGATTGCATCAATCGGAAAGTTGCTTCAACGCATTCGTCAACGAACAAGAAGGAACGAGTTTGTAAGCCATCTCCCCACACCTCGATTGCTCCACCTTGCTGCGGAAGGAAAGCAACTTTACGGCAGATTGCAGCTGGTGCCTTCTCTCTTCCACCGTCCCAGGTTCCTTCAGGACCGAAGATGTTGTGATACCTAGCAATCCTAACAGGGATGCCATGGTTGCGATTGTAAGCAAGGTAGAGACGCTCACTAAAGAGTTTCTCCCATCCATACTCGGAGTCTGGTGCTGCGGGGTATGCAGATTCTTCACGGCAGTCTGGGTTATCAGGATCGAGTTGATTATGCTCAGGATACATACAAGCAGAACCAGAGTAGAAAATTTTAGCAGTACGTTCTACTGTCTCATTAAACTTACGCTGCTCCTCAAGAACATTCAGATTAATAGTTACAGAGTTATGCATGATATCTGCATCATTCTCACCAGTGAAGACGAAACCTGCACCACCCATATCAGCAGCAAACTGATAGATCTCATCAAAGGAAAGGTGATATCTATCAGGAACACTGGCATAGAAGTTCCCTTGAAATCCTTTAAATCGAATAACACGACTAACGAAAACTGGATCAGTCAGATCACCCAGAATAAATTCGTTTGCTTCAGTTTCACAATACTCAGGATACTTTAAGTCTACTCCACGCACCCAGTATCCTTCGGCACGAAGTCTCTTGACCATATGACTTCCAATAAAGCCACCAGCACCTAGAACCAGTGCTGTTTTACTATATTCAGACATTAATAAAAAGTTTCTTCTTATATATGATACTAAAAAAGACCCTTGATGTCAAGGGTCTTTGAGGGTTTTGCAGGCTCGCCACTTACTTTTAGGAAGCAAGAAACCTTAGACTTTTGTTCTAGCGTCAAGATACCAGGCATAAACCTCTTTGATCATTTCTGCTAAGTCTCCACTTACTTCACCACTAGTACCCTTATCGGGATGTGTATGAGATTCAAGTGCTTGAAGTCTTGCTTCGACTTCTACGTCATACTTTGACATCGCTGCACCAGATGCAGATTTTGCTGCCTTTCCTTGTGTTGACATTTGATTAAGAATAACTCTTGGACTATTTAGTTTTTAGAAGGGTCTGATGACTCCACCACTTAGTTTTACGAACTAAGAAACGCAGGGGTCTAATGACCATCCCGACAGGGCTAGTTTACACGACTTACCGAGTCTGTTGTATAACATGGTACACCAGATGGATCTAACCATTTAGTATACTCTGGGTCTTCCATCGCAGTCAAAAGTTGCATCTGATTATCAAGAAGATACATATCACTGTATCTTTTTGTCCAACTATCTGCTTTCTGAATGCGGTAGTCTGGCATACCATTAATTTCTAATGTGCCACACTCAACATAACGATAAGGGAAACGTTCTAAAAGGACTTTCATGCTTCTACCGCTTCAAGATCAACAGCGACTTGTTCCATCAAGATATCATAATCATCAAGAGGATCGCCAGAAAAGACGACTCCGTTGTTCTCATAATAACGACGGACCTTTTTGAGAAGTTTCGGATTCTTCACATCCAGGAAGAAATCACCATTTACAGCACCCCTAAGAGTTTGGATATCTTTCTTGAACTTAGTAGTCAGTGTCATTGTTCCGTTTGTTGACCTTAGTATTATAAGTGATTTGACCATAAAGGTCAACAGGACAGTCAGAGTTCTGTCTGAGTGCTTTCTGTGAGGAAGCCATGCTGGTTGTGGGAATTGAACCCACTTTAGGCGCTTTATGAGAACGCTGCATTTACCAAATTGCTAAACCAGCTCGGTTAGGAACTCTTCCCAACTACCTCCAAAGTGTAGCATATTGTGGCAGTCCCTCAGGATCCTTCGTTGTGGTCTGTGTATATGCGTATGAGTTCATCATCCGCTGGAACCATCACTGCTCTTTCCCCTTTATCGTTTTCTACACCTATGGTCTCTCCATTCTCCACTCTCTCCATGAGAGTTTCCCAGTTCTCCTGCCAGTATTCCACAGAAAAAAATTGCATCTTGCCATTATGTATGCAGACATTATATCTCTACTTATGTCCTCTGTCAAATGGTGCCCAGTGCTCCCATCCATATTTGTGGACAAGTTGCAACCCTATAATAGGAACAACAATTAATGAAAGGCTGAGTGCTCCAATTCCAAAAGGATTATTGAGAACTAGTGCTGCGAAGTGTGCTGCTTGATGCATTATGGATTCCTTGGGTCAACACCCATATCTTTTAAATACTGGATCCACCAGTCTGCGTCTTTTATATATCTCCAATTTGGAACAGGTTTATCATGAAGCGAATAGTATTCGTTAATCGCTTCATCGATAATCTGTGCGATCTCCATATTCCTCTTCCTCTTCATCAACATCTGCATATGCATCTGCCACGAAGGGTCCTCGTTTTCTAAAAGGTTCTTTTCCGACATAATTGCTTTCGTCGTTAACAGCAGATACCCAAACCGCAAGTTTCATTACTATAAAAATGATGACCAGTGGTGTGAAGCAACCAATTAAAATTACTGGATTCATAATTCATTAAAAGGATTTACTGTAGTGTGATTTTTAACCATGGAAAAATAGGTTCAATCACTCCGATAAGTCGAAGAAGACCCTCAGCAAAAAGTGCGAGAACAACCCAACCAACACACATACTGATAATTCCAGCATTGCGATTATGTTTTCGTATAGCATCATCAATCATCTCCTGCACTTCTACTTTAGTGACATTAGTCATTGTCAAATTTGTTGAGCTCATCTAATACTTTTTTGCGTTCTTCAATTTTTCCATCTATATATCCCGTTCTCCATTCCCAAGTTTCTCCTCCGTCAATTCCTCTACTTGGATTAATGCATTGATTATCTGCATATTTGTTACAGACAAGGCCGGCAAGATCTAATTCATTGCCTTTATTCATCGTCCCTGACCATCGATGACCTCCATTAATCCAAACTGCCCCACATTTAGGGCACTCTCTCCTCTCTAGTTTGAGATCCATGGTTTCTATCCTTAATTAGTTGTATATGATCTAGGTTTAATGTATGGCGAAGTCTTCTTCGCAT